GTTACACAACCTAGGTGACTTTAGACCAAAAGAGCCAACTGAAGCAGAAGTAAAAATAATCAAAGAATTATTTGAAAAATCTGTAGATGGTGAAGCTTACGATCTTGAGAAGTATGGTCAATACTTTAGACCAGCCGGCGTATCAGCGGCAACAGGTAGTACTACACCTGTAGCAAGTGCACCTGCAAGTACTACTGCTAAACCCACAACTGAAACAAGTCCAGTTGTAGAAGCAGTTCAACCAGTTCAACCTACTGCACCAGCACAACCAAACACAGACAGTGCCAAAAGAGCAGAAGATATCCTGAAGTTGATTAGATCAAGACAGGCGAAGTAAACAACATTACCATTGGCTTCGGTGTTGACACTGGAGCCAAACGGTAGTATTATTAAAGTATGAAAAATAAAATTAAAAAAGCAATCGACTGGATATTATACAAACAAGTGCCTGCATGGGCAATATTGGTTGTGATAGTGCTCTGGATAATATTATAGGAAAAATTATGACAACAAAAGTATTTGACGCAAGTAAATTTAGAAAAAGTATTACAAAATCAATTCAAGGACTAGGACTAGGATTCAACGATCCCACAGATTGGATCTCTACCGGCAACTTTGCACTGAACTATCTTATCTCTGGAGACTTTAACAAAGGTATTCCGTTAGGAAAAGTATCAGTACTAGCAGGAGAATCTGGTTCAGGAAAATCATATATAGCGGCAGGAAATATTATTAAGAATGCACAAGAACAAGGTATATTCGTTATATTAATTGACACTGAGAATGCATTAGACGAAAAATGGTTACAAGCATTAGAAGTGGATACGTCAGAAAAAAAATTATTAAAACTAAACCTATCAATGATTGACGATGTAGCAAAAACTATTTCAGAGTTCATGAAAGGTTACAGAGAGCAACATGCAGAAGACAAGGAAAACGCTCCAAAAGTATTATTCGTGATTGATTCATTAGGCATGATGCTTACACCAACTGACGTTAACCAGTTTGAGGCAGGAGACATGAAAGGTGATATGGGTCGTAAACCTAAAGCACTAACATCTCTCGTAAGAAATACTGTGAACATGTTTGGGTCATTCAATGTAGGACTTATAGCAACCAATCACACATATGCATCACAAGACATGTTCGATCCGGATGACAAAATCTCGGGTGGACAAGGTTTTATCTATGCGTCATCAATTGTAATTGCAATGAAAAAACTTAAACTTAAAGAAGACGAAGCTGGTAATAAAGTAACTGACGTGAGAGGTATTAGAGCCGCTTGTAAAGTTATGAAAACTCGTTATGCCAAACCTTTTGAAAGTGTACAGGTCAAAATACCTTACGAAACTGGTATGAATCCATACAGTGGGTTAGTAGATCTATTTGAAAAGAAGGGCATACTAGTTCAACAGGGTAATAGACTAAAATACGTAGGACCAGATAAAAAAGAAATCATAGAGTTCCGGAAAAATTGGAATGGAGATAAATTAACAAAAGTCATGAATGACTTTTCTAATATTGAAACCAAACCCGAGGAACCAAAGGATGCAGAATAGCATGGAGCAAGAGCAAATAGAAGAAATTTGGACAACAGTATCACACTACATAACTGACAGACAAAAACTCGACTGTGCAGTTGATTTCGTAAAAACACTGGTAGACCAAGGAGTATCTATTAGAACTCTCAAAGCGGCTCAAGAATACGATGAGAAACTTACCGAGGCCATTGATATAGTTCTAGAAGATACCGAAGACGACGAAGAAGCAGATACCAGCAACTATTATGAGAACGAATGAGTTGGTACAGCACAATAAGCAAAGACATTTCTAAAATTCCAGACTGTATTGCTCACTACAATGTAGAATATCAAACTGCCCGTAAAGAATGCGGTATCTGGGGTAATCTAGAAAGATCATCAGCCTCACTACCGGGCATTGTAGAATACCGATTCCAACAGTTACAAGAGATCGAAGCTATACTAGAATATCTCAATATTGAAAAAAGAAAATTAAGATCCGATCACTTCCGAAAATATTTAGAAAATTATCAAAGAGCCCTTACATCAAGAGACGTAGAAAAATATGTTGACGGTGAAGCGGATGTGGTAGACTTTGACAAAATTGTTAACGAATTTGCCCTACTAAGAAATAGATGGTTAGGGATCACTAAAGGATTAGATCAAAAGCAATGGCAGATCACTAACATCGTAAAACTCCGAGTAGCAGGGATGGAAGATGCTACAATCAAATAGAATTATACTCACAGACGTAGATGGTGTACTGCTGGAATGGGAACATCATTTTACAAAATGGATGTTGCAACGCACACTTTTTGATGAAAGAGGAGCCAGATATCACCCTTATAGATTACTACCGGACAAACAAAATACATACGAAATGGCAGAAAGATTTGGATTAACTAAAATAGAAATAAGAAAATTAATAAGAGAATTCAACAGAAGTGCATGGATGGGAACACAAAGACCAATATTGGATTCACAAACATGGGTAAAATTACTTCATGCAGAAGGTTGGACATTTATTCCTATAACATCACAAACTAGCGATATACCAGCACAGGAATTAAGGAAAAAACGTTTGGCAGAGTTGTTTGGTGAAAATGTGTTTCAAAATTATCATATACTCGGGACAGGTGCAGACAAAGATTCTGCGTTGGCAGAATTCCACGGTACTGGTTTATATTGGATAGAAGACAAACCGCACAACGCCGAAGCAGGTTTGAGATATGGATTGAAACCACTTTTAATAGACCACTCATACAATCAAAAGTTTCGTAATAAAAAAATCACCCGTGTAAATAACTGGAAACACATTTATAAAATTATCAATAAAAAGCACAATTGAAAGAACAGTTGTGCATACATATAAAGAACTATAATGTTTTACATTTGGCATACCTTATTAATTACAAGTTTTATCGCAACAGCCTTTGTATTAGGCTATAACCTAGGAAAGAAAAAAGAATGGAAAAAAAGAAAAAAATACTAGTAATGGGATTGCCAGGTTCTGGTAAATCTTATCTTGCAGACAAACTAGCACCAAAAATAAATGCAGTATGGCTCAATGCTGACCGAGTTAGAGAAGAAGCCAACGATTGGGACTTCTCTCCAGAGGGTCGACAACGTCAAGCCAACAGAATGAAAGACCTAGCACAAAAAGCATTAGACGAAGGCAAAAATGTTATTGCTGACTTTGTTTGTCCAACTCCTAAAACTCGAGAAGATTTTGCGGCAGACTACACAGTATGGGTAGACACAATCAAAGAAGGACGATTTGAAGACACTAACAAAATGTTTATTGCACCAGAAGAATATGATTTTCGAATACCAACTCAAAATGCTGAACTATGGTCTTTGAGGATAGCGGACGAAATTGAATCTTATACATGGAACAACAGAAAACCCACAGCACAGATGTTAGGTAGATGGCAACCATGGCACGAAGGACACCAAACACTGTTTGAAGAAATTATTAAAAAGACAGGCCAGGTCAATATCCAGGTAAGAGATGTACAAGGTATTGGTGATAATCCTTTTGATTTCGAAACAGTTAAAAAAAATATTACACAGGCACTTGCTCCTTACCAAAATAGAATAACAATTTCTCTAGTACCAAATATAACAAATATTTGCTACGGTAGAGGTGTGGGTTATAAAATTGAAGAAGTAGTACTATCTGAAAATATACAGAAGATTTCGGCTACCGATATTCGTAAAAAAATGCGAGAAGAAGGTAAACTTTAATTTTTTAAAAAGCAAAGTTCAACACAGTTACCTTTGGTAACTCTGTTTGTATAAACTTTAAATCCTGCAGTTTTATAGCGTTCTACAATTCTGTCTAGTCTTCCAAATTCATAATCAGTATCATTAATGTACATTTCACATTCAACTAGAACACATTTAACTGGTAATGCTAAGTCTAGTATTTCTGTTAACATTTCAAACCAGCGTCCTTCAATATCTAATTTAATAATATCAACATCGACCCCTTGTTCGGATACTATTTGTTTTAGATTAATTGTTTCAACTTCAATTTCGTTGTAAAAAACTTTTGGTTTATCTAATTGATAGCATCTTTCTTTTTCTTCTATTGCATAAAATTTTAATATTTTTCCGTTAACAGAATCATATGCCTTATTAGTGTGTGTAATATTGTATCCGCCTCGATTTGCATTATCTACAGTTTTTTGTGACTCAGGTGTTGGATCCCAGGTCAATATTTTGGCAGATCTGTTATCTCTTCTACACCCTAATTCATATCTTATTTCTTTGGAAACACCAAAATTCCAAAACATTTTTGCATTTTTTCTTAATTCGTCTGGAGTACTGTATTGATTATATTTTGTCCAGCCATTTGTATTTCTTAATGCAGACGCAGTTAGTGGAAATTTGTTTTCGTACTGTCTACAACGTTCGGAAATTTTCATGTGCAGATATTTATAGTGTAAATATGACTATGAAAGTTTATGTAGGACACGACAGCAGAGAAGATATTGCTTACCAAGTGTGTGAACACAGTATCAAAAGAAGAGACCCGTCAGCCGAAGTAATACCATTGAAACAACGACAGATGAGAGAACAGGGCATGTACACCAGACCCGTTGACAAACTGGCATCTACAGAATTTACATTTACAAGATTTTTTATTCCTTACCTAAATGATTTTAAAGGTTGGGCAGTGTTTTGTGACTGTGACTTTGTATGGCAGATTCCTAGTCATGAA